ATAAAAAATAAAAATAAAAATAAAAATAAAAATAATAATGATAGTGTAGAAGTCTTATTTATAAATAAAAATAATACAGAAAATAAGTTTTTTATTTTAGATGGTAACAGAAAAGTTATCACTAGTATTAGTAAAAAAGAGTTTAAAGAGAAAGATTATTCTTTCATAGGTTACAAACAAATTAGTGTGAAGTTTTTTGGATGTACTAGAAAAGAAGCGGAAATATTGATTAATCGTTTGTATAATAAAATTTGGCAATCAGAGTCAGGTGTTATATCATTTGTGAGCTCGATGTGTGTAGATTTTATTTCTAAAATTACTAGTTGTATACAATCAGTTAAAATCATATTAGAAGCAGTGAATAACCAGGCTTTTGTACCCTTATTATTGGATATATTGGCTATGGTTTCTTCCCTTAGTAATCCTTTGCCAAATTTTGACGGTTTCTTTGTTAGAATTTTAAGGATGTACTCTATTTACCTTAGAGGTAAGAGTTTATTCTTGCCACAAGGCATGGAGGAGGCAATGATGTTAGCAGCGATGCTCCCTTTCTTTCCGACTCCTCTAGTTGAAATAATTAAAAGGATGCAACTTTTTACGTCTCGTAAATTGTTGGATACTCCTGGATTGTTAGTAGATTTTTTCGGAGATTTAGGCAAATTTATAGTATATATAATGGATAAAGTCCCAGCACCGGCGTTTGTTAAGAACTTGGTAGCGAAGATTTTCTCTATTGGACATAGATTTAGATATTGTAACACGATTAGGAAGTTAATTAATTTGTGGAAAACGGATAAAAGAATTATTACAGAGCAAGAATTTTCAGTTGAGGTTTTAAAAGTGTTTGAAGATATAACTAGTGATTACGATACGTTTCAGTTTATGTTAGGAGCGAAAAAGCAATTATGGGATGATTTTGTGCGTTTGCGGAAATCAGTTTTATCATATAGACACGTGAGTCGTCAAGAACCCTTTTGTATAATTTTCCAAGGGCAACCTGGAG